ATTGCTATTGTTGTGTTTTTGGGACTAACTGCATACGACACACAAAATATTCGCCAAATAGTAACAAGTGATAGCGACACTGGCCGCGAAGAAGTGTTAGGAGCACTTAGTCTATATCTAAACTTTATCAACTTGTTCTTGAGCTTGTTACAGTTGTTTGGTGGAAGAAAAGAAGAATGACAACCTTTACAACTGAAGATGTTGAAAGTCTGAAGACTGACTGGTTTCCTTTTGATATGGATCCGGTCAACGAAGGCGAGTACGAAGTAATGACAAATAAATGGCCATGGCCACATCGTGCCAATTGGAGCAAAACGCTGGGCTGGGGCGGTATTCAAATTGATCAATGGCGCGGACTTAAAGAGAAATTTGAATGACTGTAGAAAATAAACCCAAAGGCACTTGCTGGTGCGGCCGCACAGCCAACCCAAGCGGCAACTGTGATAGTAGTCATGGGCTAACAGAAATGGATTGGCAACGTGTCAAGGGTGCTAGAGAATTAGCGGCATACCAAAAACAAGCACAGGATCTTTGGTTTAGTGGCGGATCCTGTACAGGTGGAAAAAGTGAAATGGGTGGCGGAAGCAGCGTAAATAAAAAATGAACAACGATTTGTATAACGAAACCATAGAACGCAATGGTAAAATATATCATTACGACCCAGATCAGGACATCTATTATTGTAGGCATGAAGACCTGAGTACCTTTGACAAATATGCATGGATTGTTATAACCGTAGTGTTGTGTGTAGTGGTATGGTATCTTGAAAGTTGATAACCAAAAAAGTTCTTGCATTCCAGCAGGATTCCGTGCTATAATTACAGCAACCAAAAAATATAATAAAGAAGATTAAATGACTAAAAATATTGTAGTTACTGGAGGATGTGGATACATTGGTAGTCATGTAGCCCGAGCATTCAAACAACACGGCCACCATGTCACTGTTATTGATCGAGTGCAACGAGATCACACTCTCAAAGAAGTTGATGGATATTTCATCGGAGACGTGACCAGTGAAGGCGCACTCAGCGTATTAATACATGCCGAACCAGATGTTATTGTACATTGTGCTGGTAGTTTATCGGTCGGCGAAAGCACAGAAAATCCCAGTATGTACTGGGATAACAATGTAGTCAAGTTGATACAGCTACTGGATGTAGTAAAAACATTACCCAAGAAGCCTTTGATTTTGTTTAGTTCTAGCAGTAGTGTATATGGTGAAACTAAACAGGTTCCCACACCCGAAACACACAAAATTGATCCGGCTAGCCCGTATGGCAACACCAAAGCAGCCTGTGAAAGAGTTCTACGTGACTATCATTTGGCCTATGCTATTCCTAGTGTATCGTTTAGATTTTTCAATGCCGCTGGCGCAGAACCTTTTAACTTTGATCTAGGACAAGAACTCACCGCTTCACAAATTATCCCCAGAGCCATAGATGCTAGTATCAAAAATCAACCATTTGGGTTGAATGGCACAGACTATCCTACTCTAGACGGCACTTGTGTCAGAGACTATATCCACGTATGGGACTTGGCCCGTGCTCATGTCATGGCTGCTGATAAAAACGTCTTGACTGCAGAATGTATTAATCTAGGCACAGGTGTTGGCATTAGCAATAGACAAATTATTGATTACATAAACAAAAATTTTGGTTTAACTATTATCAATAGTCCCAGAAGATTAGGTGATCCATCTGAAGCAATCGCGGAGGTTGATAAAGCACTTAATTGGTTAGGCTGGGAGGCCCAACACAGCGATATCAACACAATTATTGATAGTGCTCATATATGGCATACAAATCATTGACATTATATCCTAAGTGCTTTACAATACAACAAATAAAGTCATCCACGACACTAACTCGGAGAATATTAAATGGGTAATCCAACACCACCCAAACTCTTAAAAAGAGACCAAGAAATAAGAGACGCACTTACCGCTGCAGAAAAAAAGAAGAATCAATTGTTCGACACTATTAAAAGCAGTCAAATAGTTGCAGAAGCCCCATATCACCCAGGATATGAAGATGCTGCCATAGGACCAATTGCATTTGACGAAGATAAAGATTACAAAGAAGCCAATCTAGCCGATGTAATTCGTTTTAATATGAAGCGCAGTAACAAGCGTTTCTGGGCAGGCGACAATATCAGTGAATTTGTCAACGGTGTTAACTGTAAAGAAATACTGATCGATGAAGCCACACGGGCATTTGAAGGTGTATTAGATGCTTTGTTGATTGATCGTGAAAACGATCCTAACTCAAAAGGCACAGCACGTAGACTGGCTAAAATGTACTACAACGAAATCATGGCAGGTAGATATGAACCTGCGCCGGATGCAACAGCTTTTCCAAATGATAGCGAAGATAGATATGAAGGCATGTTGGTTGTGCGGAGTGAGTTGCGTAGTATGTGTAGTCACCACCATCAGCCTGTTAGCGGTGTCGCATACATCGGAATTATTGCAGCAAACAAACTTATTGGTTTGTCTAAGTATACTCGAATTGCTCAGTGGTGTGCTCGCCGTGGTACTTTGCAGGAAGAACTCTGCAACGACATTGCAAGAGAAATAAGCAAGGCTACAGATACCAATGACATAGGTGTTTATATTCAGGCCACGCATGGATGCTGTGAGAATAGAGGAATTATGGCACATAGTTCATTAACACAGACAACAGTTCTTAAAGGCGCATTTAAGAATGATTCAGGCACTAAAAAAGAGTTTATGGACAATATCAAATTGCAACAGGAGTTTGCCCCAAGATGAACGTAGACCCTAGATGTTGTGGTTCAGGAACTTGCATCATCAACTACGAAGGAGAGTGCTGGTGCGGACAGCGTTGGGATGGTGAGAAGATGTGCCAACCTTATTTTATAAACGAATCTGGAATGAAAGTTAATGCTGTGACAGGAGACCTCGTGCATGATTAAACGATTCCGCATATGGTTGGCTCGCAAGATTTTAGGTGACTATTGTCCTTGTTATCAAATGGGCTATCATTCAATGGTAGATTTTCAACAACGCAGTGCAGATGCTATAGCCAAACACAAAGAGAGAAAGGCAGACAATGAACAACCCACACACCCTAGCCAACCGGGCTATTGATCGAGCAAAGAATTTGCAAGAGTTTGCTGTATTCCGCGACATGGAAGACATTGTGTTTTGCGGTGCGCCAATTCCTTATACCCTCAACCATGTCATGGGCGAGCAGGTAGAGATTACCGTCCCAGCTATCAACCAAGCCGAAGCCGAACAGAGAGTTAACAACTGGCTAAAAGGACAACAAGTAAACTAATTATGATCGCACAAACACTTAATAATCTAGTAGACGAAGTCAGTAGTTTATGGGCCTGGGGTATTGGTATTGTCGCTGGTTGGGGACTGACTCTTACTCTAGTGATTATTGCCATCGTATATGCCCACGTCAGGATTACACGCTTACGCAAGGAAGTAGAAGCATATAAAAATTATCAAGTGACAGATACACGTGAACTTTCAATGAGACTAAGGAAATTAGAAAAATGAAACTAGGTGAACTTATTACTATGGTTATTTTTGGAATTATTTTAGTGGCTTACATTTTTTACCATCATGGACACCACACAACATGAACAAAGTCTATTACAAAGAATCAACTATTAAAGCCTGGCTACACGATATTATCCGTGCTGTGAACGCAGATAATTGGCGCCCTGACTATATTGTGGGTCTGACTCGCGGTGGACTAGCACCTGCTGTGATGCTGAGTCATTACTTGGATGTACCAATGCATGCTCTTAAAGTAAGCCTACGTGACGGCGATCATGGACCAGAAAGTAATACATGGATGGCCGAAGATGCATTCGGTTGGATTGAAGGCGGATATCGAGGGTTGGGTGGTGACGGTGCGTTTGATTTTACCATGCATGCTAAAAAGATTCTTGTTGTGGATGATATCAATGATACCGGCGCTACACTAAACTGGATTCGAGAAGATTGGCAAAGCAGCTGCTTACCCAATAACTCACGTTGGGAAAATGTTTGGAATAACAATGTTCGCTTTGCTGTATTGATCAATAACGAAGCAAGTGATTTTACAAACGTAGACTATTCAGGTCTGAATATTAATAAATTAGAGGAACCCATATGGTGTGTGTTTCCCTGGGAAGAATGGTGGAGATAAACATGGAACATTTTTACGAATCGATTCAAGGCTGGTCGGAAGGAATTCCGGATCTGTATCGTCTAGTTGCCAAGAATGCAATTGACGGCGACCACTTTGTAGAAATTGGAAGTTGGCGCGGCAAGAGCTCGGCCTTTATGGCAGTTGAACTTGTTAACTCAGGCAAGCAAGTCAGATTTGATTGTGTGGATACGTGGAAGGGCAGCCCCGAACATCAAGAAGGTGGTATCAATTTTGATTCTGCTGTGTTGGATGATACACTATTCAACGAGTTTATTACTAATATGAAACCGGTTGACGGGTACTACAATCCAATACGCATGACCAGTGTAGAAGCGGCATCCTTATACGAAGATAACAGTTTGAATTTTGTCTTCATTGATGGCGCACATGATTATGATAGCGTGATGGCTGATATAGCCGCTTGGTTCCCAAAAGTCAAGTCGGGCGGTGTTATTTCTGGACACGATTTCCCATACGAACCTGTACAGCGAGCAGTCACAAAATGTTTCGGCAATCAATTTGACTGCATAAATGACTGTTGGGTTACTACTAAACAATAAATATTTTATCACCAAACAGCGGCCTTTCGGCGTCATCCCGCTTTACAAATTCTGCCGCCTATGCTATAATCTAACATAGGAGAATTACAATGGCAGCTACAGAAACAAAAACAAGGACCTTGGTCAAGACCATCATCTATAGGATTTGGGTCATATGCTCAACCTATGTGATGTTGTTGATAACAGGACAAAGTTTAACACAGGCCCTTGTTCCTACAATCATTATAAATTGTGTCTGGATGACATCATACTACCTGTATGATAGACTTTGGTCTAGGATTGGATGGGGGAGACTATAAATGGCAAAGTATTATTCAACAAAACATTACGGACACAACATTGGATTAAGTGCGGTGTTTCGTCAACCCAACGCCAATCACAGTCACTGTCACTTGCTACATGGTTACAGTCTAGCATTTACATTTACATTTGGTTGTGATCAGCTGGATGATAAAAATTGGGCAGTAGACTTTGGTGGCCTTAAAAAGCTCAAGGCCTGGTTAGAGGACAATTTTGATCACAAGCTGGCATTAGATCGTTCTGATCCACATTTGGCCAAGTTCCAAGAACTGGAAACACTGGGTCTGACTGAGAACAGGATCTTTGATGGCGTGGGTGCAGAAAAGTTTGCTGAACATGCTTTTAATTTTGCGGATCGATTGATACGCAAAGAATCTAAAGGCCGTTGCTATTGTGTCAGAGTAGAATGTGCAGAACATGGAGCCAACAGTGCCATCTACGAAGGTTAACGAAATACTCGATATACTACAAGAAGAGTGTGCTGAAGTGATACAGGCTATCAGTAAATGTCGTCGCTTTGGTATGGACAACGAATATATCAAGGGTGAAGGCACGCAACGTGAGCATCTTGTTCAAGAGCTTGGTGATGTCAGACTGCTGATCGAACTGCTACATGCACATCAGTTATTCACGGAAAAAGAAATAAAAGAAGCAGGAACACGTAAATCAATTAAATTAAGCAAATGGTCAACTATATATGAAAATCAAAGTAAGTGAATTATTTTATAGCTTACAAGGCGAAGGTCGCTTTGTTGGTATTCCCAGCGTATTTTTACGCACATATGGATGTAATTTTACCTGTAGTGGGTTTGGTTGCAAGCCAGGTGAAAAGTCCACCGGGGCAGATGATGTGGCTGAAGTTGTTCACATGTATAATAAGTTTACAGAGTTGCCTCTAGTAGAAACAGGTTGCGATAGTTATGCGTCTTGGCACCCAGCATTCAAGCATCTCAGCCCCACATACGAAACCGCAGACTTGGTTGATGGTATGCTAGAATTAACTCCCAACAAGATGTGGGCGCAAAATAATGGCAATGACGTTCACTTGGTTATTACCGGTGGCGAGCCACTGCTAGGTTGGCAACGTGCTTATGGAGAACTCTTGAGTCAACCACGCATGGCGGACTTAAAGAACATCACATTTGAAACCAATGGTACTCAAAAGCTCACAGATGATTTTAAGGCGGCCATGGACGCCTGGTATGGTGGCACAGAAGAAAACGGATACAACACCCCGAGCGGTCGTGAAATCACCTTTAGCGTTAGTGCTAAACTGAGTGCAAGTGGCGAGTTATGGGAGGATGCTATTTGTCCAGAGATTGTTGCAAGTTATCAAGATTGGGGCTTCACATATCTCAAGTTTGTTGTAGAAACTGAAGAACACGTCAACGAAGCGGTCCGGGCGGTTGATGCGTACCGTGCCGCTGGATTTGAAGGACCTGTATACTTGATGCCACAGGGCGGTGTGGTTGACCCATATGAAAGTAATAAACTAAACATTGCTAATATCTGTTGCGAGCGTGGATTTAACTATAGCCCAAGATTGCACGTGGACTTGTGGGGCAACGGCTGGGGCAAATAGAATAATTTTATCAAAGGAGAAATTAAATGAATTTTATATTGGATTATATTAAAGCACACATACCTCAGTTTGAAATGGCTGGGGTCATTATGCGCATCATCTGTTTTAGTTTAGTATCATGGTTAGGTCCAGCCAGTCCGTTTATGTTTGTATGGATTGTTAATACCGTAGATGCTATTCTACTAACATATTGCGCTACCGTAAAGAAAGATCGAGCATATACTTTGTTAAATGGCTTTTGGATCTTAGTTGGCGTAATTGGTATTGTTAGAGCAGGTGGATGGATTTAACATATGGATCGGGTGAACATGCCAATACCAGAATCTATTAGAATTTGTATGCCAGACGATTACGACGATAAAAGATTTTTAGATCGTGCAGAACAAAAACTTGCGTGGTCATTATGGCCAAGGCGCTGTCACGCTAGCGGTCGTTGGTTGTGGCTTATACCAGCGTATCGTGCTGATTATGTTATCTCTGGGCCGGGAGATCCTGCTATATGGACTCGTTGGTATAGCACCACTGAAATGTTTATATTAAAATTGAAATACGGTGTCTGAGGATAAAAAATCCAATGTCGCAGATGGGCGCACTAGTTTTGACATCTCTGTTGGAAATGTATTAATACCTTTCTTTAATCGTAACGTCAGCACATACCCAACTGAAGCAGGTGGTCCCAAGTTTGATCTCATACCTGTAGAGAAGCAAAAAGACCTGATGGTCAATCATGCTAGGATGTATGCCCAGCAAGAATATGATCGCATTATGGAATTAGTTACAGTATTACAACGGCAAGCCGAAGGTATCAAGCGACGTTTAGATATAACCGATATGGTGCATGTTGCTGAATATCAGTTTCAGGTAGTAATGGGTAATTTATACTGGATTGTGCTTGACCATCGTAGAAACAAGATGCTATTATTACAAACCGGCCCCAAAGATTGGACAACTGGTGCACCAGAAGATTACGAGTATATAAGTCAAGTAAAATACATGGGAGACCATACATGGCTAGAAGTCAAGGAGAACGAAGATGGGATTGTTTGATCGATTAAAGAGTTTTAAAAAGAAACCCAGGGTAGAAGAACCAAAAGCAGTAAAAATTTCTAAAAAATCTGCCAAGGATATTGCAACCGAAAAGGGAGAAGCCTACATCAGCGTACTCAGTGTAGAACTGGATCCAGAAAATATGGGTAATGGTGCATTTGAATTGGATTGGAATGATAAATTTATTTCTAATCTGGTACGAGCTGGCTATCAACTAAAACCCAATGAACCCGAAACAGACATTGTAGATCGTTGGTTTGCTGATATATGCAAGAATGTTATTGCAGAAAATTATGAACAATGGGAAGCCAATCAACCAATGGAATCCCGCCCAAGGATTATGGACCGAAAAGATCTGGGAGATGGACGTACCGAAGTTGGTTAAAAAGACTTGACACCATATGAATTATATGCTATTATAACTACATGCGATATCTAATAGTTGACACAGCAAATACTTTCTTTAGAGCAAGACATAGTGCCCATCGTCAAAGCGATACATGGGATAAACTAGGTTTTGCTATCCACGTTACCTTAGGAAGCGTAAACAAGGCCTTTCGTGACCAAAAGGCAGATCATGTTATTTTCTGCTTAGAAGGTCGTAGTTGGCGTAAAGACTTTTACACTCCATACAAAGCCAATCGTGCTGTTGCCCGCGCCGCACTGACAGAAAGCGAACAAGAAGAAGATCGCTTGTTCTGGGAAACCTTTGACAACTTAAAAGAATTTCTAGCCAATAAAACTAATTGCACAGTGATGCAACACCCAGATTTAGAAGCAGATGATCTTATCGCCGGCTGGATACAGGCTCACCCACACGATCATCACACTATCGTATCAAGCGACACAGACTTTTATCAACTCTTAGCAGACAATGTAAATCAATATAACGGAATTGCAGATGAGCTCCACACTACGCAAGGTATTTTTGACAAAAAAGGTAAGGCAGTCATCGATAAAAAAACTAAGGAAGCAAAAGTCATTCCGGATC